CTGGGATTACAGGGAAAGCCTTTTTACCGGCGAAGCGATAACTAACTTAGGCGGAAGAACTGGGAGAGCCTTCGAAAACCTAGTTGAAATTCTTAGACTAAAAGACCCTTTTGTCGAATACCAAGGCGCAGTTGATTTTTACGCGAACCAAGTTAGAGCCACCGGTAAAAGAATTCTGGAACTCAAAGTGAAAGACCTTTTAGATAAACCAAATAAGACAGCTCAAGAATTCGCGGAGATAAAAAACCTTTTATCAAAGATAGAAACCCCATTCGAAGAAACCAGAGAACCTAGCCCGCTAGAAGATAAATTAGCTTGGCTGGATAGTCTGCAAGAACCAGAGAAAGTTATTCCAACTAACTACCCTTCGATAGATGAAATGTTAGGCGGATTTAGAGAAGCGAGCCTTTACATTCTGGCGGGAAGAACTGGACATGGTAAAACCGCGGTAGCCCTAAACCTTGCAGAGAACCTAAGAGAAACCAAAATAGTTTTCTATTCCCTAGAAATGCCCCTGAAATACATTCACGCCAGACTCTCAACAATTCAAACCGGAATAAAAAACCCGATTTCAAGCGAGCCAAGAACCAGAGAAGAACTAGACAACCTGGGCAACGCCTACGCTAAAGACAACCTGGATCAAATAAAGTTCGCGCCCATAGCTGAAGGCGGATTTACTTTAGACCAGCTGGTAGCAGACATGAAGAAAAGAGTTAGAAACAATACTTGCCAAATTGTTTTCATAGACCAACTGGACAACATACGCCCAGACAAAACTAGATTTAACAGCGATACCGAGCGCCTATCCGCCTATTCAGCGAAGATAAGACAGGCAGCTAAAGACTTAGACATTCCAATAGTTTTACTCGCTCAACTCAACCGCGAAGCAGAGAAAAGTAACACCGGAGAACCGCGCCTAATAGACCTGAAACATACCGGGCAACTAGAGCAAGACGCGGCGGTAGTCATGCTCATAGCAAGAAAAGACTTAGACAGCGCAGACAGCGAGCTAGTTTTCAAGATCGCTAAAAACCGCTATGGAAGAACTGGGAAAGTGTTTTTGAACTGGAAAGGCGAAGAGCAGAAAATAGTAGAGAAACCTAAGTATTACTAATGAGAAAGCAACCCAGCCTTGACTTACATAGGCTAAAAGTTAACTCAAATTTGACTCAAACACTTTTAGTTAAAGCCCTAGATAGCCCCCGGCTTACCCCCCGGTACACAGGGTTTTCTTTTAGTGTTTATAGATTTCACCCCGCACCTATCCTTGTCCGCCTAAGCGACTCTCAAACATTTTCTTAGAAAGAAGAAAGCCATGCCCACACCCGCCAAGCCTTTAGAGCTGAAAAGAAAACTAGGCAACCCTGGAAGGCAGAAACTACCAGACATAAACTCAACGATCACGCTAACCGCCGGTTATGTTGAACCACACCAAAATTTAGGGGTAGCCGGAAGGTTGCTATGGGAAAGAGTTTTTGGGCTAGGTCAAACCTGGATCTCTCCGCGAAGCGATGTTGAACTATTGCTGATAACTTGCAAGCAATTAGACAGGCAACTAATTTTTGAAGAACAGGTCAATAAACGCCCTGAAGATTTCCACGCCAGCCGGCAACTATTAGAGCTAGAGAACGCGATAGTAAGAAACCTAGGGTTACTGGGGTTAAGTGTAGATAGCCGGTCAAAGCTAGGGCTAGCAGAGATCAAGGCAGAGAGTAAGTTAGAGCAGCTCAAGCGCAGACAAGAAGAGCGCGAACAGGCTAGAGAGTCTTAAGAGAGCAACTAAAAACTAACTCAACGCTGAATTGCCTTGCCTACAAATTGACTCAAAACTAACTCTAAACACACCTACAAATTGACTCAACGCTGAAACCACTAAGAATTAGCCTAGAGCTATGACTCAAGCAATAGATTTCGAGCAGTTGCTCAACATAAAACAGGCAGCCGCCTTTTCTGGCAGACCAGAGCAGACAATAAGAAACTATTTAGGGCTAAACCCTAAAGCCCCTGGGGAGTCAAGGCTACCTAACGCCAAGAAGATCAAAAAGGGAAATAAAGAGATCTGGCAGATACCGGTCAAAGACCTTTTCGAAGCTGGGCTAATGCAAGAAGTCAAAGGTGAGAAAGAAGAATTCTCTACCCCAAAACTCTTAGAGAAGGTTTCAAACTTAGAGCAGACTAACCGCGAATTAGAGCAGAAAGTCAAAGACCTAACTAAAGCCTTGGAGAAAACTAAAGACCAAGCTGAATTAGAGCAAGCAGTAAAAGACCTGAAGAAAGACATAGCCCACTCTAAAGACCTACTGGAAGCGAAAGAACAGAGCCTAAGAGATCTAAGGCTAGCCATGGGGTTATCTATCGAAACTAAAGAAACTCAAGAAGCAAGAAGAGCAGGGCTATTTAGCCGCCTAGCTGGAAATAGAAAACCTAAAAACTAACTCAACGCTGAATTGCCTTGCCTACAAATTGACTCAAAACTAGGCTCAAAACCAACTAAAACCACCCTAAAAAGTTATCTTTTCGAAATGATTTTGTTATAGGTTGCAAGCAACTATTAACTTATTCTTTATCTAGGACAAACAAAGGACAAAAATGAGAGCCATTATTTACACGCGGGTTTCAACAAATAGACAAAGCGAAAAGGGACATAGCTTAGAAAGTCAAGAAGCCAGACTTACAACTGAAGCGGAACGCCTGGGCTATGAGATCCAAGTCATTACTGAAACCAAGTCTGGAACAGCGACAACAAACCGGAAGCAACTCAAAGAAGCATTAGAGCAACTAAAGACTGGACAGGCTCAAGCCCTATTTGTTTTAGACATGGACAGGCTAGGGAGAAGCGCCATAGACATTATGCGAATAGGCGAGCTAGCGATAAAACAAAAATGGGTTTTATGGATAGACAACTTAGGCGGCGACATAACAGCCAGCTCAAGTTCGAAACTTACCTTCGGGATTTTGGCGCAGGTTGCAGAAATGGAAAGCCGGCTGATTAGTGAAAGAGTCAAGCGACAACATGAAGCGAGAAGAGAGCGCGGGATAATCTGGGGAGTTCATGAAGGCTACAAAGGCGCCCTGGATCCAAGCGTTAGAGAACTAATTGTGAAACTTAGAAACCAAGGCGACACCCTTAGAGCAATAGCTCAAAAACTAGCTGAAAATAAACTGGCTACACCAACAGGGAAAACTTGGCAAGCGAACACCATTAGACAAATTCTTATCTCACCCCAGACTCAAGAACTCGAAAGAAAGGTTGCCTAAATGCTGGAATTCCCAGAGCCTTTAGATTTGACTCAACTAATCGAAGCGCTGAAGAAAGCTCAAACTAAGACAACCCTGAAAGAGCAACGCTTAGAGATAGAACTCGCCTTAGTTGAGAGCGAGCTACACCCGAACAGTTCGAATTTTGTTGATCTCTTATGGGCTATTGAATTAGTTAGCCAAATAGATTATTCAACTAGAAACTGGCAGCCAGCCCCAGAGCAACTAATAGATTTTTTTGAGCAAGAAAATTCAGCCTAAAAACTAACTCAAAACTCACCTAAAACTTTTACTCAAAGGTAAAGATAAAACCCCTAGCTTCCGCCAGGGGTTTTTAGGATCTCTTCAGTTTCCGCGCCTTCGGGAAAAGGTTTATCGCGGTAGAAAGTAATTTGATTATGGCAGGTTTTTAGGTATTAACAAAGATGATTTAGCCAACTTTTTAGGTGAATTTTCAACAAACAAACTCGACACGCCTACACCCAGGGGAAACCGGCTTATTTAAGCCTTTAACCACAACATAAAGCCACCTATTCAGCAATTAAGTTTTGCTAAAAGGTATAGTATTCAAAATAATCGCTTGAAAGATAGCTGAAGCAACGGGAAATTGCTTACAGCCGGACAGGATCTCTTCGAGCTAAAGAACCACTTAGCGACAGAAAGTAAATGATTTGAGCAACTCAACCGCGGTTATCACCGCCCCTGATAAACATTCACAATACTTAGAGCGGAAAGCCGCCGGAACCGCATTACCAATAAAAGCAGTAATTCACTTAACAGGTTTTACCTTGAGCGAATGGCGGGCAAGCCTAGTTTCGCCCCAAGACAACCTTGTAGAGATTTACGCTAACGAACACCTTTACAAACCTGAAGAGATAGCCAAGGCTGAAGCTCAAGCCGCCACCGCCTATTATTTCCAGCAAGCGATCTCTTTAGCTACCTACAAAGACAGACCTGAATTCTCTTCGAAACTTGAAGAGTTTATGGCGCTAACTGAAGCCATGAAAGGCATGGAGAAAGCCACCTGGGAGAAGTGTTATCCGGCGGTAAAGAAATGACTTACCACCACCTAAACAGGCTTGAAGCCCATTCCAACGCTAACCAGCTCACACCAAGCGAAAGGCTAGTTGCCTGGAAGATAGCCAGCGAGATTAGGCTCAAAGAAGGTTTCTATTCGACAGCGCAGAGAACCCTTGAAGAAGATCTAAACATTCACCGGCGAAACATAAGAAGAATACTTAGTCGCCTTATAGATGAACTAGAGCTATTCACCGCTCAAAAAGGCTTAGGGAAGCAGGCGACAAAATACCGGTTAAATGTTTTCTGCCCGCTGAATTCTCAAGAAGTCGAAGGTTGCGAAGATCTGGAAGTTCATAACACCCCCAGAGAACTCAACTTAATAACCGCTGAATTGAAGAAAGCCATAAACCGCGACACGCCGATAGCGTTTTCTAGTGGGCGCTTAAACGACCTTAAAAGTGCTCAAATTGCGCCCAATATAGAGAAGAGAGAAGAAGAAGATAGTTTTACCGATTTTGAAGAAATGAAGCTATTAGGGCTAATCAAACAAACTCTCGCAGAAATGGAAACTCTTAGCGTTGATCACTTAACGCTCAAAGGGTTTACAGATGTTAGACCTAAACAGGTTTTGGCAGCAATTAGAGAACTCTTCGAAACAAAGAACTTAGACACCTGGAAGCGCCAAGCGCCTTATCTAAAGAGAACCATTCAAAACAGCCCTGGGAACCTTATTGCTAAGGCTGAAGAAGCTAACTTGGTTGAAGCGTTCCTAAACAGCCCTGAAATGCCCCTTGAGAGCCTTTACACCGCTGAAACAGGTTATAGGGCAGGTCATACCTTAGAACGCCTAGAAACCTTTATAGCCACCTATTCGAAGAACTCTAAAACTGATTTGAGATCATTCAAGACCATAGCGGGCAACTATCTAAACCAGAAAGCCAAGGCTGGAACGCTTACTGAAGAAGTGTTAAGTGTTGCTGAAACGCTATTTCACCAACTCAAGAAAGCCTTTAGTTTCGCTGGTTTAGAAAACAGTTTTGAGCAGCTCAAATTTAGTCAAGATTTCGAAGGCAGGTTAAGAATTGAATTTGACTCACCAAGAACCCTAGGTGATTTGGAAGGGTTGCTAACTGAAGAAGAGCGACAAAGGCTCAAAGATAGAAACCTAGCGATAACTGAAGCTAAAACTAAGTTCATGTTAGAAAACAAAGTTGAAGGCGAACACTTACCAAACAAATTTTGGGTTAGTGATCTCTACAAAGCCATAGAGCAACAATTCCCACACCCACTAAGTCAAAAAGATAAAGAGCAACGCTTAGAAAGCGCCCTGGACACCTTGGAAGAAGCCGCTAATAGTTTCATGGATCTAAGCGAAGCTGAAAGCGCTGGGAAGGCTTACAGAGAGTTTTTGCAAGAAAATTACAGCTGGGAAATTGACTTGAAAGAGTTTCTGGAAACTTACCCTGAAACCAATTCACTAAACACCCCTGAAACCACTAAACACTTTTTAGCGGCAACCAAGGTTTTATCGCTTGAAGAGATTTTAGAGAAAGCTCAACGCTACAAAAACACGCTGGGCGACACTTACCCGAAAGCGCCGCAGAATTGGCTCAAAGATTTATTGCAGCAACTAAACCTTTTTAGTGGGAAGTAATGGCGATCTGGGATAACCCGGAAGCGCTACTGATTAGAGCAGTTTTACTAAACCCGGAAGCGCCTTATGTTTTGGACATAACGCCAGAACACTTTAGAGATCCACACTTTAGCCAAATTTGGAGTCAAATTTTAGTTAACCAAAGACCTAACTGGGATTACAGGGAAAGCCTTTTTACCGGCGAAGCGATAACTAACTTAGGCGGAAGAACTGGGAGAGCCTTCGAAAACCTAGTTGAAATTCTTAGACTAAAAGACCCTTTTGTCGAATACCA